AAGAAGAGTTATCTTCTGCCGTTGCAGAAATTAAAGCAAACATCGAAGAAATCAAAGAAATGATGAAGCCTAAAGAAGAGGATTTATCAGACGATGCTGACAAGTTAAAAACTAGAACAGTAAAAGAAGAATTTTCAGAAGCTGCTTCAAAACCTATCAAACACAACCCAGAGTCTGTTAGCAAAAAAACACAGATTAACTTTGCAAAAGGAAAGTTTAACACAACAGCAATGGAAAGAGTATTAAATAAATTAAACAAATAAAATTATGAGCGCATACAACTATTTATCAAACGACGTAGAACGCAACCAAGTTGCACAATCTTACTACACAGCAACTGGAGACATTTCTGAATCAGATTTAGGGAATGACCATAATGTTGCAGTAGACGCATTAACTATTGGTATTCCTTTAATTACTTCAGGTAATCTAGGGAGCACAATATTTTTTAGAAACACAGGAGCAGATGCTGGTGTTAAATTAGTAATATCTCCAAAAAATACTAACAAAATTATAGGAAGTATTACATTATCAGCTTCTGTATTTTCAGCTTCAGGAGTATTAGACAAAGATGTAATTAACACTAAAGCAACAGCTTTAAAAGGAGACTGGATTGCACTTAGAGCAGTATCATTAACAGAATGGTACATTATAGGTGGACAAGGAATCTGGGCATCAGAAGCATAATATTAATCAAATAAAATAAAGAAATATGAGTAATTTAAAAAACGTACAACTTGCAACTGCAACTAACATAACTACAACTTATGCAGGAGAATTTGCAGGAGAGTATATTGCAGCGGCATTATTGTCTGCATCTACTATCGATGATGGTGGATTAACAGTTAAGGCAAACATAGCTTTTAAAGAAGTAATCAAGAAATTAGCAACAGGCTCTTTAGTAACACCTGCAGGTTGTGATTTCGTACCTAACTCTTCTGTAACACTTACAGAGAGAATTATCCAACCAGTTGAATTGCAAGTAAATTTACAACTATGTAAGTATGACTTCGTGAACGATTGGGAGGCTCAACAAATGGGCTTTGGTTTAGGTCAATCTTTACCACCTAAATTCTCTGACTTTATGATCGCTCATGTAGCGGCAGAAGTAGCTCAAAATACTGAGTTCTGTATATGGCAAGGAGATACTGCGGCAGCATCTAATAACTCTTTTGATGGGTTTGAAAAGATAATCGCAGCTTCAGCAGCAGCAGGAGATATTCCAGCAGCTCAACAAGTAGCAGCAGTAGGTGGAGGCTTAAATGCAGGGAATATTATCGCTGAATTATCTAAAGTAGTAGATGCAGTACCTGCTTCATTATATGGAAAAGAAGATCTATTTATTTACATCGGTTCTGCCGCAGCTAAATTCTATGTTCAGGCATTAGGAGGGTTTGCAGCTAACGGATTAGGAGCTAACGGTACAAACGCACAAGGTACACAATGGTGGAACAACGGTTCTTTAACTGTAAATGGTGTTAAGGTATTTGTTTGTCCAGGATTAAGTGTAAACAAAATGTACGCTGCTCAAAGAAGCAACTTATACTTTGGAACTGGAATCTTAAATGACACGAATGTTGTTAAGGTTTTAGATATGGCGGATTTGGACGCTTCGAATAATGTGAGAATGGTAATGAGATTTACATCTACTGTTCAGTTCGGAATCGCTTCTGACCTTGTGGAATACGCATAGGAATTAATAATAATCAATAAATTAGGGCAGGTCGGAATTATCTGCTTGCCCTTTTTTTTTAAAATAATATAAAAAATATGGCTTGTCTACTATCAACGGGGCGTTCAGTCCCATGTAAATCCGCTTTTGGCGGTATTAAAACTGTATTTATGGCGGACTTCGGTGCAATTACTGGGTTAACTATAGACGCTACTACTAAGGAGGTTACTGCATTAACAGGATCTCCAACATGGTATCAATATGATGTAAAAGGAAACTCAAGTTTAGAAACTACTGTAACAAGTAGCAGAGAAAATGGGACAACTTTTTATACTCAAACATTAAATTTAACATTAACATTCTTAGACGCTATGACTCAAGCAGAACTACAAACAGTAGCTGTAGCGAGACCTTACGTTGTCGTTGAAGATTACTATGGAAACAGTTTCCTATGTGGTTTTGAAAACGGTATGGAATTAACAGGAGGCACTGTAGTAACAGGAGCTGCGGCAGGAGATCTGTCTGGCTTTACGATTACTATGGAAGGCATGGAAGAGAGAGCACCGTACTTTTTAACTACGGCTGTAACATCTTCAGCGTCTCAAATAGATCCAACATTAGCTGCACCACCAGTACCCGGTGTTTAATAATTGTTTTTTTTAGTCTAAAATTAAGCCTCCATAATAGGGGGCTTTTTTTTTTGTTTAGGCTAATTCTACAAATAACTTAATTTTTTACGTTATATAAGTGTATGATAATCTTAACCACCTCGGCTGCGGCTCAAACATTTTCAATAATACCTAGACAGTATGATGATAGTACTTTTACAATAAGGGTAAGAGACGACAGTACTAATGTTACAGTCAATTATCTTAACCAGACAGGAACAACCGTAGGTAATTACTTACAGATAAATAAAGCATTTACTCCTGTTTTAGTCGAAGCACATTTTTATGATCTGCATATCTTTGTAGATTATAATTACTGGAATACAAATAATAGTTTCTGGAATTTATATGATGTATTATGGCAAATAGATTCAGACTTTAAAGAAGACATATTTAGAGATAAAATATTTTGTACAGATCAAGACATAGACCAGTTAAACGACAACGATCATTACCAATTAAATAAAGGACAATTTACGTTCTATAGTGGATTTGATAATACATATACAGTAACATGAAAAACACAAGATTAAGAAATAACAAAGGACAGTTTAAAAGAGCTTCAAAAGTTTCAGAGTTCGGCATAGTAAATCTTAGCACTTATACTAGCCCTGAAATAAAAGAAGTAAATGGCGAGGACTGGATCGAATATGGCGCAGATAACAACTACTTTCAGTACTTAATTGACAGGTATAATGGAAGCCCGACCAATAACGCTGCGATTAACGGTATCAGTCAAGCTATTTACGGCAAAGGATTAAACGCTACAGACGCTAATAGGAAACCAAACGAGTATGCTCAGATGATTTCGCTATTTAAAAAGGATGTAGTAAGAAAACTCTGTTATGATCTTAAATTAATGGGGCAATGTGCTATTCAAGTAATATATTCTAAAGGCAGAAAGAAGATCGCTCAATTAGAACACATGCCAATAGAGACGCTTAGAGCTGAGAAGTGTAATGACGACGGCGATATACCCGCTTACTATTACTTTAAGGACTGGGCTAACATTAAAAGAAGCGATACGCCACTTAGAATACCCGCATACGGTATGTCAAACGAAGATATTGAGATATACTATATTAAACCTTACAAGTCTGGATTTTACTATTACTCTCCTGTCGATTATCAAGGAGGTTTGCAGTACGCAGAGCTAGAAGAGGAGGTTTCTAACTACCATTTAAACAACATAATGAATGGATTAGCTCCTAGTATGCTAATTAATTTTAATAATGGTACACCGAATCAGGAAGAACGTCAATTAATCGAGTCTAAGATTGCTCAGAAATTCTCAGGAACGAGTAATGCGGGTAAATTTATCCTAGCATTTAACGATAATAAAGAGAGTCAGGCAGAAATTACTCCTGTACAATTATCGGACGCTCACAATCAATATCAATTTTTATCAGAGGAATCACAATCTAAGATTCAAGTTAGTCATAGAGTTGTTTCGCCTTTTTTATTAGGTATTAGAACCAGTTCAGGTTTCTCAAGTAATGCAGATGAAATTAAGACGGCATCTTTATTAATGGATAACACAGTTATAAGACCATTTCAAGAGCTTCTAATCGATTGTTTTGATCATCTACTAGCGTTTAACGATATTTCTTTAAACCTCTATTTTACGACGTTACAGCCACTAGAATTTACAGAGGTTGATAGCTCGATACAGGATAAAGAAGACATAGAAGAGGAAACAGGAGTTGAAATGGAGACTAAATTATGCACTACAAAGCTATCTAGTGATAGTGTTAAAGTCGTTTTAGGATCTCTAGCTGACTCAGGAGTACAAATGAATGACGAATGGTCTGTGGTTGACGAATTAGACGAAGACTCAGAATATAGTAATGAAGACTGGGCTACTTTTTTAATTAATGAAAAGCCAGAAACAACTCTTTCAAAGATTAAAAGGATCGTAGGATTAAAAGATTTTGTAACATCAAAAAACGATGGATCAGCTTACAGCGATCTAGACTCTAAAAACGGTTTATATAAGATCCGTTATAAATATGCAAGAGGCATGAGTAAATCAGGCGAATCGAGAGATTTCTGTACTCAGATGATGGCAATGAGTAGCAAAGGAACTGTATGGCGTATAGAGGACATTGACAAAGCGAGTTATTTTGAGAATGTAAACGTAGAATTTAGACATAAGCCTAGTATGGATTACAACATCTTTGAATTAAAGGGTGGAGTATTCTGTCAGCACAAATGGGTAAGGGTACTGTATAGGCTAGAGAGCCAAACAGAGGTATCTAAGAACTTAGGCAACTATAAAAAGACTAGAACTATTCCTGCGTCAGCGTTAAGGTCTCCTAGAGGCTCTAAAAAGGCAGCGATAGCGACAGACAAACAAGCAGGGAGAGGCGTTTATCCAAAATAAAAGAAATTATGGCAACAGTATTATTTATAAACAGAACAGATCTTGTAAGAAATTCAATTATTGATGGGAATGTCGATACAGACAAATATATTCAGTTCATTAAACTTGCTCAAGAAATTCATATACAGAATTATTTAGGCACAAAAATGTATAACGCATTAACTGATGCGATAACGGCGGGTATAGATCTACCCGCAAACGCTAGATGGAAACTATTGCTAGACGATTATATTGTAGCGATGCTAATTTGGTTTGCTCAAGTAGATTATATTCCTTTTGCTAGTTATCAAATACGCAACGGAGGCATGTTTAAGCATCGATCCGAGAACGCAGAGACCGTTTCTAAAGAAGAGGTTGATTATCTAGTCGAAAAGGCTAGAACAAACGCCGAATGGTATTCTAGGAGGTTTATTGATTACATGAGTTTTAATCAAACCCTCTTTCCCGAATACACTAGCAACACAAATGACGATATATACCCTTCATACGATGCAACTTTTAACGGTTGGGTTTTATGAATTACAAGATAAAAAAGGAAAACATAAAGAAATTAAAGATCTTTTTAAAGAAGATTCAAAATAACAAAACAAAAAAATTAAAGAATGGCAACTCTATTTAACACTAAAATATCAGCTACATACCAAGGTCTGTTTAAGACTATTGATAATGCGGTTTTAACTGCAGCTCTAAAAGAATTAACCGACGGATCAGGTAATCAATCGGGGTTATATCTAAACACAGCAGGAGACTTTAAGGTGTCAGCTATTTTAGAATGGGGTTCGCTTAAAGATACAGGCACAGGGGTTACAATAACTCGTTTCGTAACGTCTACTGACGGCATAGAGAATTACGATAATAACACTAGTCTGCCAACAAGTGCGGCAGTTAAGCTATACGTCGATACTAAATTCTCGCAAACAGATACCTTGACAGAGGTTTTAGGATTCGGAAACACAACAAGTGGAAAAGATATTCTAGTAAGTGCAGGGGATGACATTACGTTTACTGATACAAGTAAAATCTTAATGGGTGCGTCAAGTGATTTACAAATCTATCACGATGCAGGGGGCGATAGTTATATTAAAGAATTAGGTTCAGGACAGTTTTATATTCAAGCTGAAAATTTTAGGTTTAAATCAGCAGATGGAACATCAAGTTTAATTACTGCTAATGTTGGGGGTGCTGTTAATTTATATTACAATAACTCTAAAAAGTTTGAAACAACAAACGCAGGAGCAGAAGTTACAGGAAACCTAGTAGTTACAGGAACTATCACAGGTTCAGGTGGCTCATTCTTACCACTTGCAGGGGGTACTATGACAGGTAATATTGTTTTAAATGACAATGTTAAAACATCTTATGGAACATCAACAGATTTTGAAATATTTCATAATGCGTCTACAAATTCAAATTTTATACAATCAAATTCAAGTAGGCAATTAATCTTATCACAAGACAATATTTTTATAGGAAATCAAGCAGCTAGTGAATCAATGATAACTGCTATTGCAGATGGTGCTGTTTCTTTATACTATGATAACGCAAAGAAATTAGAAACTACAAACACAGGAGCAAAAGTAAGTGGGTTTATTCAAGTTACAAATGGTGTTGATGTTACAGGTGGTAATATTGATTTGTTAGATAATAGCAAAATTA